GTGACGCATCTCAGCAGCACCCGCAAGGAAAAGCGCATGGGCCTTCCCGATGAAGGGCAATGCACGTTCTCTCTGAACTGGATCCCTGGCGACCCGGGCCAGGAGGCCGTGAAGGCCGCACGTGCCGCTCGTGCGCTCAAAAGCTACCGGGTGACGTTCTCGGATCTTTCGACGGGCTTTTTCGATGCCTACTGCCTTTCGTTCGGTCCTTCGGGCTCCGTGGACGGCAAGGTCTCCGGAAAGCTCACGCTCGAGATCACCGGGGAAGTCCTCTGGAACATTCCCAGCTAGGCCAGCAGTGAACCTTTTTCACAGGTGATTTCATGCCGCTGATCACGAAACAGCAGATCCTGTCCGTGCGCGACCTTCCGTTCGAAGATGTCCCCGTCCCGGAGTGGGGTGAGGGGGCGGAAGTCCGAATCACGACCATGAGCGGAATCCAGAAGGACGACTGGGAATCGACGGTTTTTGCTGTCGGGCCGGACGGGAAGACAGCAGAACTGAACAAGCAGAATTTCACCGCCAACCTCCTTGCGCGGACCATCGTTGACGAGGCCGGGAACCGCATTTTCTCGACCGCGGAGGAAGTTTTGCTGCTCGGGGAAAAGTCGGGGAAGGTCCTGGCGCGCCTTTACCAGGTGGCCAAACGTCTCAACTCCATAGGGGTGGACGAAGAGGAGAAGGTGGAAAAAAACTGAGGTCCCGGCCAGGGCTGTTTTTCACTTTTGCCCTGGCTCGGGAGCTTGGCATGACCCGCAGGCAGCTCCTCGCATCGATGGACAGCGTGGAGCTCGTCGGCTGGAAAGCGTTTTTCAAGATCGAGAACGAAGAGATGGACAGGCGGATGAAGCCCAAGCCGCAGCCTCTCGACGACAGGATCAAGGCCGGTCTCATGGCCATGGGGGGAAAGCGTGCAGGTCAAATGGTACGGAAACCAGGTCCTGGCCGAAATTGACAAGATCAGGCGAAGCTCGCTCAGGAAGATAGGCTCCGCCGTGGCAAGGGACGCCAAGAGCCTTTGTCCCGTTGGAATCGAGCTCAAGTTCGGCAACAAGGTCTGGAAGGAGCGCGAGCCTGGAACGCTTCGGGCTTCGATCCGGTACAAGCTCGTGAAGAAGGGGACCGGAGTCCAGGTGATTGCCGGAAGCCGTTCGTGGCTCAAGGTGAGAGGCGGGAAGAAGTACATGGGCCGTGATCCGTTCTATGCCCGCTTCGTCGAGTTCGGGACGGCCAAGATGATGGCCAGGCCGTATCTCAGGCCGGCCATGCGCAAGAACAGAACGCTGATCATGGAAGCCTTCAGGAACAAGCTCAAATAGGGAAAGCCGATGGCGCAGCTCGGACAGGCATGGGTAACGCTGGGGACCAGGGACCAGGACTTGAGGCGGGGTCTGAACGACGCTCAAAGACTGGTGAATCAGAAGATCTCCTCCATGCAGTCGAGCCTGCGGAGTTTGACCATCGGCGCCGGGATCGCCGGCGGCATAGCGGGCCTGACCGCAGGGTTCAGGGCCGGTATCAAGGCCGTGGACGACTACAAGCTGGCAACGATAGGGATCGCCGCGACACTTACCGACATGGCCAAAAAGGGCAGCGGGGATTTGCAGGCCATCTATCAGAACAACGTCGCCTATGCCGAGGACACCTACCGCAGGGTGGAGCTTGCGGCAGCCAAGTTCTTCGCATCCGGCGAGGAGATGGTTCAGGCGTGGCAGATCCTGACGCAAAAAGGCACGGTGATCACGTCCAAGGAGGACATCGACAACCTGGGCGTGATCGTGGACAAGATCAAGCTGGCCACGCAGGGGCAGACCTCCAGCCTGCAGATCGCTCAGGAGATCCGGGCCGTGATGAACGGCCAGGCGAAGGCAACGGACCAGATCGCCATGTATCTCCGGGACCGGATCGGTCCGGAGTGGGAAAAACAGCTCGCCAAGGCCAGGGAGGAAGGAAAGGTCCTCGAGTTTCTGGCGAAACAGTTCCAGGGCTTGAAGTACGCCTCGGCGGACGTCTCGAACACGCTGGAATCCCAGTTGTCGACCATGCAGACCCTGGCCAAGCAGGTCGGCCGGCAGGGGCTGGCAGGAGCCTACAGCGACATTGTCGGGGTGCTGCAGAGCATCAACCAATACGTCGAGGAGCACGCCGAGCTTCTGGCTTCCAGCATCACCAAGAGCTGGAACACCGTAAAGGGCATCCTGACCGATGCGGAGCTCAACAAGTTCGTGTCGGTGACCATCGGGGAGGGCGCCAGGCAGGCGAGAGACCTGGGCGCGGCCATGGTCGGGCTGCTGGGCACCGCGCGCCAGATGCTCTCGCTCTTCAATTCACTCCCCGACTACGTTACCGGTCCTGCAGGCCTCGGCATCATCGGGGCGCTGGTCTTCGGCGGCAAGGGCGGCGCCGTCATCGGGATGGTCGCTGCCATCAACAACGGGATGAACCAGCTCGGCATGGGGATCCAGGGGCTCATCCAGAACTATCGCGGCGCCGTGGAAAGCTTCCAGAAGATCGAGGACGTGATCACCGGGAAGCGCGACATGAACACCGGTGAAATCATCGTCCCTCCCGGCGTGATCCGCAAGCCCATTCCCAAGCCTGAAGCACAGGAAATACTTCCAAAGGCACCGACTTACACCACTCCGCAAATCGAGGCACCTAAAATCCAGATCGAGATTCCAAAAGCTGCGGCGGCGGCGCGCGTCCCCAAGATCCTCGAGCTGGACGACATCGACAAGCAGATCATGAGCGCGCAGAAGAGCATCATGGATTCATTCCAGATGATCACCGATGCCGATGCGGCCATGAAGGAAAAGATGGCGGAGAATTCCGGGGACTTCATCAAGGCCGACTCCATCCGGTGGAACCAGTGGGCCGAAAAGGCCAAGGAAGACTTCCTGCAGCGGGTGCAGGCCGAGGAGCAGGCCTACATCGAGCTTCAGCAAAGACTGGCTGCGGCTGAGGGTGGAGTCACTCCGGAGGCCTCGGCAGCGCTTGAAACCCTCAGGCAATCCGTGGAAGCGCTCAAGAACGAAATCCCGGCATACAACGACCTGATCGATGAAACGGCCAAGAAAGAAAAGCAGTGGGCCAACGAATCACGGAATCTGCAGGGAGCCATCGACCTGGCCGAGGTCAGCCTGCAGTATGCCGACCTGACCGGCAACATGCAGCAAGCCTATCAGGCGCAGATTGCACTCATCGAAGCGTCCAAGGCAGAGAAGCTGGCCAACATCGACAAGAACATCCCCGGCCTGGCCGAGGCCTACAGCCGGCTCTATGATGAGCAGGCACGGATCGCCAGGCTGATGAGCAGCAGCAATTTTTTCGGCGGGTTCATCGAGGGGCTGAAAGACTCCACCAACGGGATCCACACCCTGGCCGAGCTGGGCAAAAGCGTCGCGCAGGACTTCAGCTCCGGCATGGGGAGCATCTTCAAGTCGCTCATCAAGGGCACGGACGACCTGAAAGAAAAGCTCATGAACATGCTGGACTCGCTGGCCGACAAGTTCACCGACCTTGCCATGAACATGTTCTTCCAGGGGCTTTTCGGCGCCGGCGGGGGTTTCGGAGGCGGTCCGTTTTTCGGCCTGTTCGGGCGGGCAGCCGGCGGTCCGGTCAGCTACGGCACACCGTATCTTGTCGGTGAAAAGGGGCCGGAGCTTTTCGTCCCGTCATCCTACGGCAGCATCATGTCGACAAGCCAACTGCTTCAAACGATAGCATCGCGTGAAACGGCCCCAGGTCACACCATTTCGATAGACGTGGGCGGCATTTCCATCGCGGCCGACGGGTCGTTCAAGAGCGGGAGGCTCGAAAACCGGCTGCGCGGTGAAATTGAGGGGACCGTCAAGCGTGTTCTGCGCGAGGAGCTGAGATAAATGAGGCTCGGGACCTACACTTTTTTGAGGGAGCCCAGCTCCATGCCTGTGCTCACGGCCGACCGAATCTGCTCTGCCGTGAGAACGTACTCCGGGGTGGCCTTCTTCTCCTGGGGGTCCGACATCGTCGGGAAGACTGTGCAGCTCGTCTGGCCGGCCATGCCGCCCGAGATGTTTGCTGACCTGGAAGATTTAAGAGACGACGACTCTCCGGTCGAATGGGATCCAGGCACCACCTCAGGCACGACCTACATGGTGGAGGTGACAGGCCTAACTGGGGAATACTGGATCACCCAGACCGATAACGAATGGCGCCAAAACGTGAAGCTGGACCTTCTGATCACGGCGGAGATCCCTTCATCATGAAGTTTTTTCCCTGGCCTTTTGGCCCGATCCGGAGCATAGTATTCGTGGCGACCTGGTGGTGCCTCATGGCGGCAAGCCCGCTTCCGGCAGCCGTCATCGACTTCGAGGGCGCCGAATATGTCGCAACCACGGCGGACTGGGTAACGGTGAGCTGGAGCGCCAGCAGGGAGGAGCTGTCGGACGGATCGTCCTCCGATTGCACGGACTGCATTTACGAGGTCCGGCTCTGCCACGTCGAGCGGAAGACCTGCACCGCGCTGGATTCCACGGCAGGCCTGACCAAGACGTTCAGGATGCCGAAATCAGGGCATTATACGGTCGAGGTGCGCGGGTGCCGGGGGACCGGCGAAAGCAGGACGTGCAGTGAATACGCATCTTCGGTCAACGAGATCAACCAGCCGATGGTCAACGGTGCGGTGAAGAAATGGCGGCTGTTCGGAAGGCCGGCCCCGGCAGGCGGACCGATCGTGATTCAGTGATCCACTGAAATCATGCGCCGGATTGCTCCAAAAGGCCAGCAAAAAATCAACGAGGAGGGCTCCCATGGCCAAGGTGATGAACACCAGGATTTCTTTCCCGCCAAGTGAATCGGCGGACGTGGTCGGCTACAAGCTGTACATCGAACAGGCACCGGGCCCGGTGACCTACGACTCCAGGAGCTTCGACCTGGGAAACAAGACGGAAGTTTACCTCAGTACCCTCGAGGGCATGGATCAGGTGGACGGCACTTACAATATCGGGGTCACTGCCGTTGACGATGCCTCGAACGAAAGCGACATGGTCGTGCTCGAGAACGTGGCGCTGGATTTTTTCGCTCCGGCTCCTGTGGGGGCCATCACTCTATCGCGGGACTGACCGACCTTGCCGAGCTGATCGTTGAGGTGTGGCTTGCCATGAGACGATGCAGGCGCAACTGCTGCGCACACGATGACGGTACCGGAGCGACAGATCAATGAGCCTCACCCTCGACGCAACGCTGCAGGCCGCGCAGGACGGGCAGACGCACCGGCCCATCATCGAGATCATCAGCTCGGCGTTCCTCCCTGACATCCCGTTCGACGGCAACCTGTTTAACGAGCTGTCCGATTCCGAAACGAAGCCCAACATCATCGTCGCATCGTCGGGCCGCGTGATCGGGACCGTGATCCGCAGCGGTCAAATCATCGTCTTCAGCACCGACACGAGCCGCATGGAGTGGTCGGAGTACGGGCCCATAACGTCCAGCACCACGGTGCAGTCGGCCTGCCCGGTGGAGCTCGAAAACGGCAATATCGGCATCGCCTACATCGAAGGCACGTATGCGCTCAAGGTCGTGACCATCTCCCAGGCCGGGGAGATCGTGGCCGCACCGGCCACGGTGACCACGCACACGTCGGCGGTCTGGATCGCGGACGTCCACGTTTCCCGCCAGGCGGACGCGTACCGGATGGTTTATTCGTTCCGTGACGACGCGGATCCGGCCGTCTACTCCATCCTGCTCCGCACGTCCGCCGACTTCGCCACGTGGTCGTCTTCTTCCGCCATACCGCTTTCCGGCCTTCTTGACTCCCGCCGCAAGGGCAACCCGTCCCTGCTCGAATCGTCGGCCACAGGCGAGCTTTTCCTCTTTTTCGACTACGTGGACGACATCGCCGAGGACGGGTCCGAGATCGTCAACGTCTACCACCAGACTTCGGACGACCATGGATCGACCTGGACCGCTCCGGCTGCGCTCACTTCCTATTCGGTCTTCGGGACCGACGGCTACCACCCTTCGGCAGCCGAGCGCATTGACGGGAGCATCGAGGTCGCCTGGACCGAGCGGAACAACGTCCTGAGGGTGGACGGGGACACGTCGGGATATCAATATTACGGGACCTGTGCCGGAGGAGAGCTTTTCGGCACCGACTTCCACTACGACCCGGCGACGGGAAAGCTCTACGTCAAGTCGATCTATTCCTATACCGGGTACAAGAGCCTGTGCAGCGTGGTGGTGGTCGACGTGGAGACCTGGACCATCGAGAAGTGCTACACGCCGTCAACGATCCCGGCTTACAACACCATCTTTGCGACGGGTCACGTCTGGTGGCACCGGTGGTACGACGAAGGCCAGTACGTGGCGGCCGGAATCATGGGCGGGAAGACCGCCATGGTCATCGACACGGTCGCCGACACGGTCACGACCTACCAGTTTCTGGCCGACGACAACGACAACGGCCTGGTCAAGAACGTGGACACGGATTTCACCGGCAACGGAACCGTCGGCCTTCAGGCCGGCTACCTGGACGCGGCATCTCAACGGTTTTATCTGCTGTTCATCAACTCCTACCTGTACACGCACAAGATGTGGCTCGGCTACATCGACATCACGGAAACCGCCGACCCTATCACCGGCAAGTATTCATGGCACCAGGTCTTCGAGTCCAACCTGCTGCCGGAAAACCAGCTCGTGGGATTCAACCAGCTCCGCATCATCCCGGAGCTGGGCTACGCCATGCTGGCGTTCCACAACGCTGCCAGCAACTGGTATGGTCGACTCCTCCTGGTGAGCCTCAACTCCGGAGGCATCGTCAAGGACTACTACAACCCGACCAACCCCGGCTTCCACCACAACGGCATATGGTATCCGTGCTATTGGAACGGGAAGATCTACGGGGGATTCACCTACCGGTCCGACTACGACATGGCCGACCGCCGCGGTCTCATGCAGATCGACCTGGCTTCGGACTCGGTCCGCTACCACATCCCGACCTATGCTACGAGGGACGATTATGGAATGGATCAGACAAAGCCGACCGGCGACGGCCGGATCCTGATCGGGACCTACCAGGACGGGGTGGTCCTTTTCGACACGTCGAGCGAGACCTGGGAGCAGTACAACAACGACTCTCTTCCCGGGCTGACTCCGACCGGTCACGATTCGCTCCAGAGCGTGGACTACGACCCCCTGACCGGCACGATATTCGCCGGAGCCATGAACCGCCTCGCATCGTGGCAGGGGCTTTCGGCCTTCTCCATCTACGGCGCGTTCCATCGCGGCAAGTACCGCACCGGCGAGGAGGCCGGAGGCACATGGAGCTTCGGCGATGCGGCCTCGCTCACGGCCGGGACCCTCGAGCGTGAAAACTCCATCGCCGTGGACCCGCAGAACGGGCTCTGGACGCTCTGGACCCACGCCGAGGGCTCGGACCACTCGGTCATGTGGGACCACGAGGAGGGGGCCAGCGTTCTGTCGGACTACCTGGTGAACGGGCAGCCGGCCACCGTCGAATGGTCCGTGGATGCGCCCAACCGGCTCACCTTCACGCTCTCCCACGGGCACCTTTTCGACCCGCACAACCAGATGAGCGTGCTTTCCCCCGTTTTGCGAAAGGGCCGGAAAGTGACCCTGCGCCTCGGGGAAACGGTCGGCGGTTCCGACTACTGGCAAAATCAAGGTTCTTTCGTCGTCAAGGAGACGTCCATGTCGTACCGCCGCGGGGACTACCCGGTCATCCAGGCGGTCTGCGAGGACAAGTCCGCCATATGGGAGGAGTGCAACATCGTTGCGACCGAGGCCTATGACGATGCGCCTCCCGACCAGGTCGTCTCCGACATCGTCGAGCAGTACGGCGGCCTCGATTCCTCCGACATCGAGGTCGGAGAGTTTGCATCCTCCCACAACCTGTTCCACCAGTTCCTGGACCAATCCGTTGCGGAAATGCTCGAGATCGTCCTGGACCATTTCGGGTACTTCCCGCACTTCAACGTCGAAGGGAAGTTCGAGCCGCGCCGGATCGATCTCTCGGCGGGAGCAGCCCATTCCTATTCCGGGACGGCTTCGCTCATCGACTATACTCCCGACGACACCTTCTCGACCTACACCAACCGCGTGGTCGTCACCGGTGAGGGGCGCTACTTCCTGGAAGTGCTCTATGACGAGGAGGTGGTCGGCAGCATGTCCGGCGTCATCGGCTGGTGGGGGGAGAACCAGGTGAAGAGGCTGTGGTATTCCGAGGACCACGAGCGGGTCTGCCGGAATCCGCGCCTCGAGATCATTCAGTCCATCGAGGAGTTCTGGCTGTTCAAGTACATGGGCGGCGGCAGGGAAGCGATCAGCGCGACGGATTATTACGAGAGGTGGGTCGAGATCACCGTCGAGGGGCCGGACCTCACCATGATCGTCATCGCCGAGGTGGCGGCTGTCCTGGCCATCGGGGTCATGGCCATCACCTGCGAATTCAACTGCGGGATCTACACGTTCATGCTGAGCCTGTCGGTGTCCGTGCTCTTCTATACCCTGGCATGCGTCGCCGGCTACTCGTACAACGTGTGGGCCAGGCCCCTGGGGAAGGAAAAACAGACCATCCAGGCACAGGCTGACGACTACGCCTTGCAGCGGGAGCTGGGGGGGCAGATCGTCGAGGTCCGGATTGACGACCCGCTCTGCTACGAAGTGGCGCACTGCCAGAGGGTGGCCGACCAGGAGCTCGAGGTGGTCAAGGCGCAGCGCCGCAGGGTGAGGTTCGCCAAGACCGCCCACCTGCAGGACGAGGTCGGAGACGTGATCCAGATCGTCCACCCCTATTCCGGCGTTGCGCGGCGGGTCTTCATCACCAATCTCAGCCGCTCCTACACCAAGCCCGAGGAGGCCGGCGTGTCGGAAAGCGGTGGCGTCGTCGACACCATTTCGGGGTGGATGCTGACATGAAGCTCTACAGCGCGAGGTTCGCCAGAAGGTCCATCG